TCTTCAAGAATAGTTTCATCCGGAAATAACGGAATTTGACCACCGAGAAAATATCGTCCGTTGGTCCAACTTGATTCCAATTGTTGTATATAACGATTAACCAGATAATGTTTGGGGAAATTTTTTTGGAGTTTGGTTAAAGAAACCATTTTATATATATTTATTTATTTCTTCAGTATAAGTTATAAAAAAAATGGTTTGGGGATCTTCACCTTGGAAACCGCGCACTCGTTCACGAACGAAAAAGTCTCCACGCCCAGTAACACAAAATTCAATGCGCTACTATGTAGGTCAGGGTGTAGCTCGAGGAGTTATAACCCATAACCAAAGAAATTTTATTTTACAGGAATTGAGAAATATACAAAAATTTCCTATAACAACAATGAGTGTACCGCGTTCCAATCAAAATTTACCTTTTGGAGTCCCAGGGGGTTATCAACGAAAATCAAATACTCAAATAGTTCGGAATCTTTTGAATTATGCAACAAGACATCGTAACAGAAGAAACAAAAAAACGAGTGCTTTACTCGCATTAAAGAAAACTCCAATACCATCAAATCTATACCAGAATATATTCAAAAGAGGAAAAATGCAAAATCTTAATCTTAATACTTATTGGCGGTAAATCTCCCGATGTTCGTCCACTTCACAGAAAAAAATATATTATAATAATATTAAAAAAAAAAAAATGCCTAATAAAAATAATAAAGCCTCCTCCGTCGCGGAACTCCGCCGTAAACGTGCGGCCGCTGCTCGTAAACGTAAGGCATTGGCCGAGAAAATAAGCCGCAACCAGAAAGCGGCCGCCGCCCAAAGACGCCGTGCTAATGAAGCGGCGGCAATGGTGACATTTCTTCTAAATGAAGCTGTTATAAATGAAGATCGTCCTCGTCGTAGCCCCCCCCGCAAAAAAGTTCTCGGTAGAACAGGTGGTGGGATTAGTAAGAGATTCATTTTCTCATAGATGTACATCTTCCCGGCACACTGGGCAACTGATTTGGTTAAAAATCCATTGTGTTATACACGATTTACAAAATTCATGATTACATTTCAATTCAACTGTTTTTTTATTTTCATAGCAAATTGGGCATTCAGAAATACTTCCAGTTTCTTTAAAAAGAATTTCTAAAAGTTCATCTAAATTTTTGTTTTCATAATTTATTAAAAATAATTTAGATGAAATAAAAAGAGATAAATTTTCATCTAATTTATATCGAAATATACATCGTGAATATAGAGTTAGAAAATCAAAAATAAGTTCAGGTATCACTTCATTATTTGAATCCAACTGTGACCAATCGTAAAATATATTTTCATTTTGATGTTGTTTACAAACTGGAACCAAAACATCATAATAACAAGATGTTTTATAATGACCATTACGACTGCACCGAAATCCTAATTTTGTTTTTCCATAGCAACGTTCCATTTTTTTTTTTAAATATTATATATATTTTTCTTTTTAATTTGTCATTTTTCTTTTTAAGAAATGATTTATATATCCTAAAAACAACGGAAACTGAACTCCATAAACATGAACTAGACTATTATTGTATAACAAATTAAACAAATAGGATACAATCGCAAAACGAGCATATTTTCTTGCCAAAGGTTCATGATAAACAACATGTGATAAAAGAATTCCGTTACACAATGTATCACCTAAGCGTATCCATTTATTTTCTGGATAAAAATAATGATAAATAATTCCATTTTGAAATATTATATAAGAAATTAAATTTGTATATCTAACTATTCCATAGAGATATATAGTTAATCCTGCTACTTCGGGTCTCATCTTAGCACCGTGTGACGTCCCGTGTTTCTTTGTGTGTGCATACACACGTCATTGTAGGGTCGTCTGAACGCACCGTTTTACAAGATTTCGATATCTGGTCACTGACTTCTTCCGTAGACCATGACTCAATAACGTCTGGTGACGCACTACTCTCACCGGACATTGGTTTTTCATTTTCCCGAACATCGTCAAATGTCGGCAATGTTCCTTCATCCATCTGTAATTGTGTAAAACTTATTTTACCGGACGTGTCTTGTAATTTTGAGTTTATCTCATTAAAAATTATTTTCTTATCTGGATCTTGTTCGTTTTCAATAAGTTCGTCGAGAGCCTCTCGCGTCTTCTCGATTTCAAATTTTGTATTGTCCAAATCCATTTTAATGGAATCCATTTCTATGTCTTTGTTGGTGCGCTCTGTTTCGAGCTCTTGGATCGCTAATACCTTTTCGCTTTTTGTTGTTTCGAGCTCTTGGTCAACGAGTATCTTTTCATCTTGAACACGAATGAGAAGATCTTCTGCCTCATCTTTCTCCTTGATGGTTGTAACGAGCTCATCTTCAATTTCCAATTTAGCAGTGTGGGTCTGGTTCAGAATAATTCGTGTTTCGGCGAGATCTTGTTTGATGATTTCCTTCTGTTCGTTCACCTCTTCACGGAATTTGGTCACCTCATCGGCTTTCTTTTCTTCGAATTCCTTTTCCATGCGTTCTATTTCGTGTGCGCGAAGTTCGTCGTCGACCGTCTTGGGTTCTATCGGGAGCTGTCTGACAGTTGGAATTTTATCCTTCTCGGATTCATATATTTCTTTGATTTCACGTACTTCGTCAAGTTGTTTTTCCAATTCTTCAACATTATCACCCCGAGCTTCTGCTTTTTGAATAGTGTCGCTCAGTTCAATAAAATCATCTGTAGCCTTTTCGAGTTTGCGTTTGTTATCACGGGTCGCGCGGTAATGTTTGCCTTCTTTCACCATTTGTGAGTATTCGCTGCCGTAGTGAACCACGTCGCTCACTTTGCCTTCGAGCCACCCGGTTTGTGTTTGGAGGAGGCGGCGTGCACCGTTGGCTACGTTATACTCAGAAATTGAACCATTCGCTGCCAGTGCGAAAATTTCATCAAGACTTGTGTACAAAAGCATTGTGTCGGCGTCATCGAACACCCATGTGACCTTAGAAATTTGATGTCTTGTAGTCCCAATATCATCATCTGTTACGATAATCGAGTCAAGGTTATTGAGGATGTTATCCTTGAAATTATCATCCATTCCGCCGAAATCCATCAAGTTCACAACGTGTTTAGACGGAGCACTGGTAAGTTCTGGTGGATGATAATCAAATGCGGATTCTGTGTCCTGGATTGTTGGTAGCGCACATGTGTTATTGTGATTAATCCATGTGTTAATTGAAACACCATACATTATCATATTTAATACACAAAAAAATAAACCGCCATATGTAATTTTTTTAAGTAATTTAGGTGTTTCCTTGTCCTGGAAGTTGGTGTTGAAAAATCCTTTCCCTTCTTCTAAGTTAAGCTGGGGATTGAGTGTCGACATTTTTTTTTTATAATATATAACATTTTTATTTTTTTTAACTGTCTTTCCCCTCCTCCCCAAACCCCCTTCAGTTAATTAAAAAAAAAAGTGTGTATAAAAACAACATATGAATTTAGAGGACTTATTGAAGAAGAAAGCTGCCTACGAGAACTCATTGGAAAATAATATAGGACACGAACCTTCAATTAGATTTTTGCTTGAAAAAATTGATAAAAAACTGTGTGTTCAGATTGAACATACGTAAAGAGGTGTTTACATAGTTTTTTTAAAGATGAATTTTTCATCGATTCTCGATGATGCACGAAAAAAGTTATGTGGGCGGTTGTATGTTCCATACCAAACAGATGGAGTTCGCTGGATGCTAACTCGTGAATTTGATCCGAAACGCATCAAAGGTGGTTTTTTGTGTGATGAGATGGGACTTGGAAAAACGGTTCAAACAATCACGACCATGATCGGTAATCCTAAAAATAAGACTTTGATTGTGTGTCCAAAATCAGTTTTAAATCAATGGAAAGATGAGATTGAGCATTTTGCTCCTGGTATGTCTGTATTGATTTATGACAGGTCAAAAACTATAGAGAATCAAGAAATTGTATTGGCTCCCTATAGTTTAATGGTTGAACGACAAAAAAACACAGGGACTGTTTTCCACCAAATCGCATGGGACCGGATTGTTTTAGATGAAGGCCATGAGATTCGAAACCCTCAATCAAAAACTTTCAAGAGCATGAACTGCATTCGGTCCGAAATTCGGTGGATTTTATCTGGAACTCCTGTATTTAATTCAATGAAGGACTTTGTGTCTTTGTGTCAATTTTTGGGCATTCCGAAATCTGTTGTTCAGGCGCACCAAGATAAAGTTCGTACAAAGTTTGTTTTGCGGAGAACAAAGCAGGATGTCTGTAAGTTTAATAAACGGCTCGGGATGCCTCCTTGTGAATTTGAAAATGTAGAACTAGAGATGCATGAGGAAGAACAAAAACTGTATGACACTGTTTTTGCAGAAAGTGTTGAGTCAATTCACGAACTTTGTAAAACCGATGTGAAAGTTACAATGAAGAACATGCACATTTTGGAATGTTTTTTGAGGTGTCGTCAAGTGATGAGTCATCCTCAAATTTATTTAAACAGTATTTATAAAAAAACCGGAACAGACTTTGACACGTGGGAACACCAAGTAAAAAAGACTGAGAAATTGTTGGAATTTATCAAAACTCACCCAAAAGAAAAATCACTTGTTTTTTGTCAGTTTACGAGTGAGATGAATATAATTAGAGACTTACTCAGTGACGAAGGAATTAAAACTTTCCGGATAGATGGCTCAGTTTCCAGTGAAGACCGCAGTTTGCAAATAAAACAATTTGGTAATTTCCTATATGGATGCGTATTTATAATTCAGATCAAGTCTGGTGGAGTTGGTTTGAATTTACAGGCTGCTACGCGAGTTTATATAACTTCTCCTTCTTGGAATCCAGCAACTGAACTACAGGCGATTGCTCGTAGTCATCGAACTGGACAATCACAAAAAGTGATTGTTAAGAAGTTGATTTATAAGTGTGACAGAAGTATAGAAAAGTCTATTATGAAACTTCAGGATGCGAAATCTATTGTTTGTGCTGAGGTTTTGAATGACGAAAGAATACTTAAACAGCTTCCAAAACTAAAATCTGGAGATATGATTAGGGACCTGAAAAATATTTTCCAAGAGTAATATTAAAAAATAAAAAATGACAGTCGGAACTCGCGCCCAAGTATTTCATGGAACAGCTGACAAAACTTCTGGTGGTTTAACTAAAAAAGACCTTTACCTGAAAGATGGTCACATTCGTAGCATAAAAGCAAGTCGTGCCGCTAAAAATAACCCAGGTTTGAAAAAGTGGCGTTCTTCTGTAAAACAAGCTCAATGTCAACTTAAACTTCCCAAAGGTCAGTTTAATCCAATTAAAGGGGAACTTTTAAAAAGATCTAAAGAGATTAACGGATGTTCCTCAAAAAATTAAAAGTCTAAAGGACCATTTTTCCTCTCGGCTGGTGTTTTAATGAAATATAAAAGTGTGATAAATAATAAGACTGACATAAGTGCGATTTCGATGTCCTGAGTAGCCGTGAAGGCTATGCATGTCATTGTGAAAATTTTAAAAGCTACGTTTTTTGACATTTTCTTGAGTCTTGATGGTTGGTCTTTCAATGACATTCCACCGAATAACCCTTGATACATGACAATTAAGCTGAGGATAACTGTATATTTCTTTATAAATTTTTCGACAGATGAAAATCCTGGAACAATATTCATTGGTGTGTTTATATAATATATATTTTTTTTTTTTCATTCATCTACTTTTGTTGCCAGGTAAAATTTTATTTCACCTAAATTTGCAATATTATACTTGAGAACCAAAAACCTGTTGTTAACTTCTTGCATAATCTGGACAATTGAACATAGTCCTGTAGCTTTTGTAAATAATGTTAAATATTTCAATGAGTATTTTCCTCTAATCTTTCCTGTAAATTCTTTATCATCCACACAATTTATAATTGTTTTCTGATCTGCAAAATCACCTTCACATTCAATTATAAATTTGTCATTGTTGCGCGTGATGTATACATCCGATGCAAAATTATTCATGTCCCTACAAATTCGTTGAAAATCAATTGAAGGAATTGTAGTAATACAGTCCATTTTCATATCTGGCTTTTCGATTTTATCTTCGTCAATATCCAATAACTTCAATTTGAATTCAGAAGTACTATTTTTTTGTTTATTTTGAATTTCAATTTTAAAAAAATCAGTTGATGAAATAGACGCTGTCAATGTATCATTGTTTGAAATACATTTTAATATTTTATACGTATTCATAATATTAAATCCAGCACTGATTTCATCACTTGAAGTGAAATTATATTCTTCAAAATTTTCAGAATTGAAATTCAAATCGATGAGAGTAACCCGGGCCGTATCAAGTGTGAGTAATTGAATACCTTCTTTATTAAAATATATATTGACATCATTCAGGATATCTTTAAGGACTTCAAATGTTGATTTTATAGAGGTAGCTTGAATTGTTTTGAACTCCATTTTTTTTAAAAAAAAAAAGTGTTTTTTTTTTAAGCAACTTTTTTGCTTATTTTTTCCTGTAATTCTGGTGTCATTGACGGTTGCAATGATACTCCGTAATTGTCCAATTCAAAAAATCCGTCTAATGATTCATTACCATCAATAGAACCAAAATTACACCCACTACCACTTAATGAACAATGACCAATCTCTACAGGAGGCAAAAGAGATTCCAGCCAAGTTTTACATTCTTGTCCAACTAAAATTTGTTTTTTATGAGTCACAATTGTAGGTACGCTTTTTATATAGTTTTTATATTCAGGAGGTACCCCGTGTGTATCAATGCAATGTAATTTAATCACATTTTTGAGTTGTTGATTTTTATTTAAAAATTCAATTAATTTGTTTGAATGTTGACATTTGTTACTATAAATCAGCAAAGACATATCTTATTTTTATTAATTATTTTTTTTTTCTTTAAAAAAAAATTAACGCATTATAAATAATAAAAAAAAAAAATGAAATATGAACTTATACTAATTATCGCTTTACTACTTTTTTGTATAACACGAAAAGAAAAATTTTCAGAAATTTTTGCTACCGCTGGGTATTCTAAACCCATTACAGACATAAATATAAATGAAAATAATATAAATTCTATTGATATTTCAAATTATGAAGAAAAAGCAGCTTTGATATCTAATGATTTATTACAGGAACTTTTATTCACCGTGCAAAAACAAATGAAATTACCTACATATGCTATTGAAACAGGCGACATCAAAAAATTTGTAAATAAAACAGACCCGAGTAAAATTATTTATCGTTGTCGGTTTATGTTTTTGTATACAAAAGGATTTCCATTCGGGTTTGGTGTAACTGCTGATATTATGATGGCACCTAAACCGACAATTATTGCAATGACTACACAACCTCAATCGAATCAAACTGAACAAAATATTAAACCATTTACTGAAGAGTGTCACGATAATTTTGTAAATTATAATGAAATTATATCGTGATTTTTTTTTTATTGTTAAAAAATTAACAAATGCCAATTGATCTTGACAAAATAAATAAAATTGAAAACGTACGTAAAAAAATAAAAAAGGAAATTTATTCAAAAATTTATGAACAATTTTCCAGAAAAATAATGTATTCTGCACAGACGAGTCAAAAACAAGTATTTCTGGTAGTTCCAGAATATATAATTGGGTTTCCGGTATTTGATAGAGTAAAAGCAACCGAGTATCTTAAAAGACAACTTTTATTAAACAAATTAAATGTCGTACAGATTTCGAATTTTGAATTTCATGTATCTTGGAACAAAAAGAAAAAGAAAAAGAAAAAGAAAAAGAAAAGTGAGGAAGAAGAAGAAGAAGACGAGCATTTTCCAACTTTAATTAATTTGAAAAAGGCAGCAGCTCGATACAAGTGAGTAAAATGCGATATTTTTTTTTTCAGTGACTTTTATCATAAATGGATAATAACAATCTTAATATTTTAGTTGAAGCGAAAAAGGAATACACAGAGCAACTTTATATGATCCTATGCCCACTTATGATACAGACTTTTTTAGATCTTTACGCTGAAGCGAACAAAATGTCAAAAGGTAAAAATGTTCTTAAACAATATCAGATATTACTAAAAGAAGTTCCGAATTGGAACAATCATATTGTCAAACAACACACAGGTAAACTCGTTGATTCATGTTCTTGGTTCAGTGACTTGCTTGCGGCTGTTTTTGTAAGCAATGTTAAAATTCTGTCTTCGGTTAGATTAAATACAGAAAACAAAAAAATTTCAATTAAACTACCTTCGAATGAAGTTTTTGTACACTGCTGTTATGTAACAGTTGCCAAAGAATTATATAAGGATCCTTATATATTTAACGAAGAACATTCAGATAATAACCGGAATGAAATTCTGGACAAGAGATGCCGGGTTTGTCTTGAATCTACAGTCAAAGACATGATTCCAATACAGCAGATACTTCAGACATACATTTCACAAGGCGAAACAATGGAAGACAAAAAAATCGAATTTAATAACCAAGAACCAGAAGACACGGAAGATCCAGACGTAAATGACGCACCTGAAACAGAAGAAGAAGAAGAAACAGTGACACCAATAGAAGAAGAAGAAGAACTGAAAAATATAGATTTTAATGAACAGCCACAGCCACAGCCACAGCCACAGCCACAGCCACAGCCACAGCCACAGCCACAGCCACAGCTACAGCCAGAAACTAAAGATGATGATGACGTCGTTTTATTCCCTGGTGCCCCAGAACAAAAACAAAATTCTTAAGTATCTATTAAACAAAAATGGACGTAAGTGATTATCTTAAAGATCCAATCGGAGCTGCTATTATCGCTGGTGGAATAACAGCGGGTTATATTCATTTAAAAGCTAAAATGAATAATGAAGGAAAATTACCAACAAGTACATATATAAAACCCTCTATACTAAATGCAATAATGGTTTATTTCATAGTGTCAAGTGGAATCGGGACAAAAGAAAAAATATCTATAGATCCATTTTGAAAGTTCAGTTAAAGAAAAAAATATTTTTTTTTTTAAAAATAATAATATGACATCTATTTCGGCTTTTAACGATATGATGCAACAGTTTATTGATGAACTTTCACAGACTTTCCCAAACGAAACAGGCATTAAAAAATACGCTGCGTCTTTCGATATTATGAGAAAATCAAATGCACGAAAGTGTATAGAAACTTATATGACTGCGATTTCTCCATATGCAACTAGAATCACTGCAAAAGATGAAACTTTTTTTGAGGAAGATATTAAATTTCTCAATGATTTGAATATCAAGACTAATTGGACTCCGGATCTCTCAAACAATACAAAAGATGCAATTTGGCAGTATCTTCAGACACTGTATATGTTAGGTATGACTATTACATCAATTCCAGATGAAGCTCTACAAATGATTGAGAGTGTAGCTGGTAATATGGCTCAACAATTGGGTGGAGGTGGAGGTGGGGGTGAAGGGGTGGATGAACAAGCCTTGATGAGTAGCGTTTCAGGACTTCTCGGTAATCTCGGTAATATGTTGGGTAATGATGTTGCCAACAAATGAAAAAAAAAAAATAAATAAATACTAAATATGTGTGAAACTGTTTGGTTTAATCAACCTAAAATATTATTCCAAAGTGATAAAATTTTACAATTTTGGCCCACAAGTAATCAATCTTCAGCCGAAAGAGTAAATTCCTCAACCCGATTTATACTTTATTCAATGACTCTTTTATATTTGCTACGTCGTGATATTAGATTTTTGATTTTTGGTTTGATGATAATTAGTGTTCTTTATATACTTTATAAAGGGGGTATGGTCAAAGAAGGACTCGCGCGACCTACAGAATCCGATGGTTTAAATTTCGGATGTCAGTTACCAACCGAACAAAACCCAATGTCTAATTACCTATTAGGAGATAGTCCGACAAAACCCCCAGCTTGTTTTTACCCAACTGTAAAACCACTTGTGAATAAATATTTAGACAGAACAATTCCATATGATTGTGGTCGTTCAAGGTGTTCACTTCCAGTCTATCAGCAGAATGCTGCCGCGCGACAATTTATTTCAAGTCCAGTAACAACTTCAGTAAATGACCAAACTGAATTCGCCGAGTGGTGCTACGGTAAAAAGAACAGACCAATGTGTAGAGATGATCCAACCCAATGTAACCCTGACATTAGAGGTGTTCAATTGGAAGCCTTTGCTGGTTTGGATCCATCAGGGGATATGAGAACCGGGATGAGTAATAGAGGTGCAACTGGACCAACTGGTGGCTCACCTTAAAAAAAAAAAAAAAAATTAAGTTATAATAATAAAATAAGAAAAATGGCGTATTTACTTCAACCAGGATTAGACATTGTAGAGAACCCAGCTGTTCCTCCCAAATGTGCCACTGACGAAGTTTTTGTGTATCCACAACCGAGTAATTTGAATCACTGTTGCCGTCCGAATACCATGCTTTATGGTACATCACCTTTTATGGCTGGAAAAGGTGCTCCCCATAATTTAGTAATGGTAGCCGATGAATTACGCCCACAAAGTACATCTGTCTTTAATAAAAAATATGTCAGAACATTTGAAGAAAAAACATTTCCTTGGCAAGATATGAAATGTAGCGTGCCTCTTCGCACTATGTCATGGGAACCACAAAGTACACGTGCCGAATTACAAAATGAATTTTTTGAACAACGATACTTGAACATGCCTATTTTGACTCCAGGCGGGGAGCACTCAACGTCGTCGTCGGTTTTCAGGCCGAGCGAGTGCCAATAAATAAAAAATAAATACTAATTATAATTTAAAAAGGAGAGATGGATCCATTATCAATTGCTGCTATTGTAGGACTCGCTTTCGCAGGTCGTAATTTAAGTTTACAACAAAATACAGATTGTACTGTCCAGCAACAGCAACAGCAACAGCAACAGCAACAGCAACAGCAACAGCAACAGCAACAGCAAGTTTTAAATCAAATTGTGAATGATTTAGGTAAAACTGAAAAATATGAACAGCCACCACAATTCGGTGATATTTCCCCAATAGCTGGGAAAAATCCCAATGGGCAGCCTATAGTAAATTCCAGGGATCGTCCGTGGGTGAGTGGTCAGATGAATAATCTTTCACCGGTACAGAAAGAATTAGTTGGTCCAGCTCTCGGAACTGGGCCAGATGTTCCAGCTTATGGTGGTTACCAACAGTTGTTTCGTGTTAAACCAAACAATGTTGGTGCTTACAAATTAACAACTCTCCCCGGTCGAAGTGGTCCAGCGGGTGATATATCCGGTGGTAAATCTGCACAAGTTGGTCAACTTACGCATAATACACCATCTACAGTTGCATTTTTACCGTCTCGTAGACCTCAAGTGGAAGGTCGTGCACAAGGTCAAGGTGGTTCTTTAAATGGTGTAACAGTTAGACAAGAATATGAAAAATCAAAAAGACCTACAAATCGTTCCGAGACTACAACTAGAACAGATGGTTTAGAATATGCTCCAGCAAAACGTTTCACATCAGCGGAAACGTTAGCACAAGACCCAACACGTAATAAAGGAGACAATACTACACAAGAATTCTATCACATGAATAACCCGACACCGGGTATACATAGTTTTATAGGAGGTTACACAGAAGCTCCAGCAAGTAAATTACTTGCACATAGACCAGCAAGTGCTGCAGCTAATTACTCAGCTAAACAATTAGAACAATATGGATTTAGACCAGATGATAGAAGAGGAAAAACCGGGAGAAAAGCAAATCCTGGAAGAATGAATGTTCGTTCGGGACCGTTAAATCAAGGTGGTGCTCTTACAGCTGTTAGAAAAGATTCAAATAAATATGATGGGAGAGTGAATCCAATTGGTGGTGGTTGGACACAGAATTATATACAAGATGAATTTTATCAACTTAATCCATACAAAGGTCAACAAAATATTAGATCAACACCTAGAGAATTAAGTATTGCCAAAAGACAACTTGTTAACAATCCTTTGTCTCACACGTTAGCATAAATTTGTATATTTCGCTGTCGTAGTCGTCTTCGTCGTAATTATAGAAAAAATCAAGGTTACCAGTTGCTATATTAAAGTCAACTCTCTCAAAAAAATCATCTTTCATTAAATTGTTTGAGAGAGTTTTTGAGAGAGTCACATCTTTTAAAATAATTTCGTTCCCCCCGTCATAATCATATATCCCATAGCTTTTAAAAATGGAATCGAGCATTTCTTATTAAATAAAATATTTTTTATTTTTTAAATATGGAACATAAATACATATTGGACATTGACAGCAGCGAAAGAGACCCAGCGAAATTTGCAAACCCGAATGACTACAATGTAAAATTAAACAGGGATTTGTATAATGTCACAAATATTAAATTAGTGAGTGCAAGAATTCCGACAACACAACTTTTAATTAACAATGGTAATAAACAATTTGATGTTGGTACAGGAAATACCGTTGTTCTTCAAGAAGGAACTTGGTCCAATGGTTTTAATTTAGCTTCAAATTTAACAGACCAACTAGTTAATTTTGATACTACAAATGACATTACAGTTACATACAAACAAAATACGCACAGTTTAACATTTACATCTGGTGTTGACTTTTCGTTTGATTTTTACAACGGGAGTAACGGGTATGCAACTTCATCCCCAGTTGGGACACCAGCTGAAGTTTTAGGATTTTCATATTCTAATGTAAATTCAACTGGAACTACATTAGTTTCCAATGTAATAAATCTCAATGGTCCAAATTCGATTATTATAGCACTTTCTAGTGGTTCGTCTAATTTTACTAAACCGCTCTATATTAATGGAGGAGAATTCAGTATTGGATCTAATTCTTATGATAGTCCAGTATCAACACTTACAACCAATTATACAGGGAGAATACTAACAAAAAATTTAGGAGAAATTTTAGACTATAAGAATCGTGATGACCCAATTGACTATATATTTTATAAAGGTCCTGGCAAAAATATTAATCGTCTACAAGTTCAATTTTATTACAACATTGGAACAAAATTAATACCATATGATTTTGGAAACAGAAATCATATTTTAAAGTTTGAGATAACGTGTTCACTTGACAAATTTATTGATTTACCAAAAAATGTCGAGTCAACGGATTTACCACCTCCTGTTGAATTTGATTTTAAAAAAAATTTTAGCATCAAACAGAAACAAATTATTATTATAGTTTTAATTTTACTATTGGGAGGATTTGTTATTTTATTATTAATTAAAAAAAAAAACCCAATTAGCGTACAGCATACATGACATTGGGTTGAGTTTTAGATGCACGATTTCCTACTAACATAACTACAAGAACAGACATCAGAGTTGTTAATAGAGCAATAAGTACGCTTTGAATACCTCCGTTTGCAGCAAGACCAGAACGCTTACTCAAATGAGCAACAAGAGCACGAGTAACATCCATCCACGCGATAGCCGAGGCGAAACCAAAACCACCTATAATAGCACTGATTGATTGGGATTCAACTTCTTTTGATGTTTTTTTTAAAAGTCCTGACATTTTTTTTTTTTTTATTTATATTATGTGGTAATATATTTTTTTTTTTCATAAAATCTGTTTCTTCCTGAAGAATTTCTGTCTCTGTCTCTGTCTCTGTCTCTGAATCTGAATCTGAATCTGAATCTGACTCTCCTGTAGAAATATCACTTAAATAAGTATATGGTTCCTTTTTCCAACCAATTGGTTCATCAAAATTTCCAATTTTTTCAATTTCTGTGTATTTCATTTAATTTTTGTTAAGTATTTTTATTTACAGCATCCTGTAGCATTTGTTCCATCATATTTGTAGGTTTCCACTCTACCCAATTATCATAAGCATCGTTTATTTTGTTCATTGTTTCGTTTTCGCCTTCGTATCTTGTAAAACAGTTTTCTTCGTTTTCTTCAATGACTTCTATACTATCGTCACTGTCACTGTCACTGTCGTCATGTAATTCTGGGAAAAGTGTCCCCATAAATTTACCAACATAAGTCTGTGCTGTATATTTCAATGCATAATCGACATCCTTACCAGTTACAAAATCACGTCCACACGCTTTGGCATATTCACCCGCTAATACAATTGAACTTTCCATAACTGGCTGAACAATGTTAATGGCTGTTTCAATAAATTGGTCCATTTTTTATATATTTAAATATTTTATACTTTAATTAATTATTATTATCATTAAATAGTACACCAGCCAATCCGTTTTGTATGCGCAAAACATTGTAATTAATAGCATACACCCTGACGTTTCTTTCTTTGGTGTTTGCGGGTGTGGTTATCGACAAATTCTGATTTATAATTCGACTCATATTAACTTGACCTGTTGGTAAATGATTTTCCGGATCAAGTGCGAAACTATAAATATAAAAACGTCTATTTGGACCCCGTGTATGTGATAACATAGGTTGTATACCTCTAAGATATACAGCATCAGCCACTTCATTCGGAATAATAGTATTACCATTAAAATCTAATTGTAAAGTTGAAAGTTGTTCATATAAAGGAGCACTTAAATTTTCACTATTATTATAGTTGAACCAGTCATTACCTGTAGAAATGTTTGTTTCAACCATATTCGAATTCTGAATTACAAAATAAAGTTCTTTGACTGGATTCAAAAACTTTAGTATCACTCGTTTTGAAAGTGTATTTTCTGCCATATTAAATCTGGATAATTGAAGTTGTGTAATCACGTAATCAATTTTAGTTGTTTTAAAATACTCTACTTCAGAATCCGATAAAAATACATATTCGGTGACTAAAGATAAATCCAATATTTTTGGTATATTAACACCTAAATCAGTGATACTTCGGCCACTTGCATTCATATCCACAATGAGGTTTTCCCATTTTCTAAATTTAATTGTAATTTGGACTTCTTGTTTAGTAAGCGCCGATAATGGAATACTCAAACTTTCATTTCTGAAAAAGTAAAATGGTAAATTAATCATGAAAATTCTTGGATAAGAACCATAGAAAGTTTTTGTAACACCAGGTTGGGAACTTGCTGGTCCTAATCCAGTTTTCGAAAGTGTTTTTCCAACCATCAATTCAAGACCTTCTTGTTGTGAATCACTGATTGCCAGTTCTGAAAATAATTCCATATACTCCCCAGTAATTCTTTCAATTGTTTGACCACCAATGATTAAATCCGCATATTCTATTAAAGCATGTCCAATTGAATCTGTGTATCCAATTGAATCCATAAATAGAGCAGGTTTATCTTTCACTACAGTGACTTCTTCGCTGAGTGTCACTGTATTTGCAATTGTATCAACAGAAACAACTGTTATGCTGTCATTATCAAATGAATAAGAAGAACCACCTTGATTCCCTGCAAAATAGCAACCTACACTGATGTTGGTTGTATCAACAACTGATATTGTGGCACTTGTACTATTCGCTGCAATAGTTGTATCTATTGTTGTTGAAAAACCAAAATCTGAAAGATTGACTTTTATATACACATTTCGAATCAGATCTCCTTTTCTCGGTATAAAACAATGATTTACACCACCAAACAGCGGTTGATTATTAAACCCAGACTGTAAAGTTTCCAAAGCAAACGGAGTATGTCGTCTAAACTTTTTTAAAAAATATGTAATTTGTGGTTCATCTGTTAGAAAAACATCTTGACTACCAACAGCTTCCAATTGAACACGACCTCTTGACATTTTTTTTTATTATATTATTATTGCGAGAAAAATCATTAAGTAAATTTTCAAAGTAATAAGTAAAAATGAATGTACAACTTCGGAGATTTAATCCTGCCACAATGGCCGATGATAAAGTGTGTATATTTATAGGAAAAAGAGGTTCAGGTAAATCGTGTTTGGTTACTGATATTTTATACCACAAAAGACACATTCCAGTCGGCGTTGTAATGTCAGCCACTGAAGAAGGTAATCACCATTACAAAGGATTTGTTCCAGATTTATTCATTTACAATGATTATAATAAAGAAGTAATCGAGAGAGTTTTAGAAAGACAGAAGCGAATTATAAACTCAGGAACCACAAAAAAAAGTTCATCATTCATTTTACTCGATGACTGTATGTACGATAGAAAGTTCATGAAAGACACTTGCATTCGTCAGTGTTTCATGAACGGGAGACATTGGAAGTTATTTTTCATGTTGACAATGCAGTATTGTATGGATTTGAGTCCAGATTTAAGAGCAAATGTTGATTATGTTTTTATTTTAAGGGAAAATATTGTTCAAAACAGGGAAAAACTTTACAAGTCGTTTTTCGGAATTTTCCCAACTTTTGACATGTTCAATCAAGTCATGAATGCGTGCACGGAAAACTATGAATGTCTCGTTTTGGACAATACATCAAAAAGTAATAAAATCGAAGATTGTGTATTTTGGTACAAAGCTAAAATTAAAAAAAATTTCAAGGTTGGTTCACCGGCGATTTGGGCATATCACCAGAAGAACTACAACCCGAACCATAGTAGAACAACCAATAAGAATGATCCAAATAAAGTTTCAAAAAATACTTTATCAGTTAAAAAAATTAAATAAAGAATAAAGAATAAAGAATAAAGAATAAAGAAATGCAAATTTTCGTAAAAACACTCACAGGGAAAACAATTACTTTGGAAGTCGAATCAAGTGACACAATTGATAATATTAAGGCTAAAATCAACGACAAAGAGGGAATTCCCCCAGACCAACAACGATTGATTTTTGCTGGGAAACAGTTGGAAGATGGCCGAACTTTAGCTGATTACAATATTCAAAAAGAATCGACATTACATTTGGTTCTTAGACTTCG